ATGAAAAAAATTACAGCCTTGGCAGCAGCGCTTGTTTTGTGTGCTGCTCATGCTTCGGCTTACGAAAACAGCTATGCAGGCTACAGTGTTAAGGACGGACAGCCTTACTATAAGCTGGAAGCGAAGAAGGTTTATGCGTATACCAATATCAGCAGCAAAAAGGCTTATCAGAACGAAGAGGATTTAAAAAATACCGCAGTTAATATTGTTAACTATTACACAGCAGAGGATATGGAGCAGATTTTAGGCGAAAAATTCTCTACTGCTTATTTTGATGCGGAATATGAGAAGCTGGCACTTTTGGAGCGCTCCCAGCTTAATCCGAAAACCGTGCCTGCGCCGTTACTGGAGCTTGAAAAATATGCAGAGCACGACAGCAATGGTAATGTAACTATCCAAAGCAAGGTGCTCAAGGAGAAGCTGGACCAGCTTACTCCTGTAATCAAGGTAGGCAAGATTGCCGGTAAAAAGGCAATTACCATTTCTTATATCTATAAGCAATCTGATGTACTGTTTAAAATTGATACCAGCATGGTTTCTGCCAATGACAGACTTTATCTGCTGTCGACGGTGAACAGTGATCAGGATGTATACGCTCCGAAGAAGGACGAAAAAGCTGCTGACGCTGATACAGATGTTGATATCGATGATATTGAAGATATCGATACTGACGAAGCAGGCAGTGAGGATGAAGCAGCCAAAACAAAGCCTCAGGACGTAGCTTCTATAAAGGAAGCAGTAGAAAAGGCTATGCAGGTAGAAAATGTTGCTTTGCGCGACATTCCTGCAGAAACAATGCAGCGCTTTGATAAAGCACACACTGATCTGCTGAAGGGCTTTAAGGCTTTTGCTCCGACAAGCACGCCGAAGGCCATCAGCTTTACTGATACTGCAGTCGGCAAAAGTGTGCAGCTGCCGGATGACTGGTTCTACGGCCAGCTGAACCTGCGATATAAGAATAAAGGCACCTTTTATCTGACTATGGCTTCTTCTATGAAGCAAATGCAGGACGTTGCCGCAAATACGGATTATGACAATATCTATTCTGTATTTGCTATTCCGGCGTCTGATCCTGAATACCAGCAAAAATTCATGGATCTTTACACCAGCGGCATGCGCAATGTTCTGGAGCATTGGAATCATCTGCTTGTTACCGTCAGCGTAGATAATATTAATGACGCTGATGCTAAAGAGCTTTTAGCAACGCCTGTTGCCAACAGACTTGCTGTGGAAAGCATTATTAATGATGGTCTGCAGCGCATGAAGGGTTTCAGCAACGAATACTTTGCTTTGAAGGATTATAAGACAAATTTTGACTTCACCCAGGAAAAAGCTCTTATCGGCATCAATGCTGATACCGATTTGCTGAAGGATTTTGCTTATAACAACAAAATTTTACTGAGCTGCAACCAAAAAGCTGCTACAGCGATGCTTTTTATCAAAAAAACTGACACTGAGACAGAAAAAAGCCTTGAACAGCAGCTAAACGAATGGCACTTTTAATTGCACAGGTAATGAGTTGCAGTGCATGAAAATCTCACGTCTGAGAAAAGGAAAATTTAACATAATATCAACTACCGGAAGGAAAAAAATATTTATACAGAAACACCGAATTTTTATGAACCTTTGACGGGGGAAAGGTTCGTGAACCAATCGACAGTTTGACGATTGGTGTCAGTGGGAACAGTTACATCAAGAGGGCAACTGTTCCCACACCCTCGGCGAATGTTCTCAATAGAAAAAGACCGCCAAAGCGGCGGCCTTTAACTAAAGATTATTGGTTATTGCTACTATCGGGGCCAGAAGCAGGAGGAACACTATCAGGCACGCTAGGAGCAACAGGAGCAACCGGAGGAACTTCGACAACAGGTTTATTAAGTAATCCATATTCGTAACACCTCTCTTTATTCTTCTCATCTTGAATAAAGGGTAACAGATTAGCCGGGTTATTGTCAAGCTCTTTTCTAAGCGCACTAGGCAAATTATTAAACATTTCCTCTGCTTGTTTGCAACGCTGATAATTTTCCATGTAGTCGCCAAGCTCTGAAACATCAGCATAAACGGGTTCGACTCCATCAGTACGATAAGGCAACGGAGTACCGCAAGTAGCATAGCGATTCATAATAACATTAATATCACAATTATCCTTTTCGCTCTGAATAGTCATGGTAGGTTCCTTGAAGATAATACCTTGCTTTTCTTCATAGGTATCAAAAATAGTTTTAAATCTCATATACTTTAACTCCTTTCAGTGCCTGCCGGCGGCGGATTGAAAAAATAAGTGCAAAACGAGTATTGCACTTATTTTTCAATCGGAAAACAAGCCTGTGCTTCGAGAATTTGTTTAGGCATAGGCATAGTAACGATAGCACCAGTTTTTTCATCAAAATCACAGATTTCAACCAAAACAAAATCTTCCGGATAATGGAACAGCATCGTTTCATCATCATTGACAGCACGTTCAAACAATCTCTTAGCCTGAATTTCATCTTGACAGGTCATAATTTGACCATAAATCATAGATTTTTTATCATAAACACTATAAAGTTTCATCTGTTTTACCTCTTTTCAAACTTTTAATCTGAGCTAATTTAAATTTTTCTTTAGCTTCTAAACGACCGGGAGTATAAATTTCACTCTCATGTAATTTAGCATTTTCTACACGCTTTTCTTTGATAAGCTCTAGCTCATCATGATTAATAGCATCATAAAGCTTATCGTAATACTTAGGTGGACGTAGCTTACGTACCTTATCATTATCAACTATGATAACTCTATCATAGGGATAAACATCACCACTATACTTAGCGAACCAATCAGCACCAATACCGGGGCGGCGGCTCATGTTAACAAACTCAGGTTGAATACCTTCATACTTAATACGACCAGCTTCACCATTTAGCTTTTTTGTTACATAACGAGCAACATAGGCGCAGGAGTCAAATGTAACGTCAGCCACAAGACAATAACCATGAGTCCATAAGCGATTAAGAACATTGCTAATATAATAGGGGAAACCTGCATTAGAGATTTTATACAATCGTCGGTCATTCCTAAAATCATAGCCAAACAATATAATATGATAGTGAGGGCGAAAAGTATTGTCACCATATTCTCCACAAGCAAAAAACCTCACTTTCAAAGGCTCTAAATATTTTCTCAACCGCTTCATAAATAATTGCAAATCTCTCTTATAGAGTGTTTGCTCACCGGTAACAGGCGACCAGCGAATATGTTCATCATCATAAGTTAGCGTTAAAAAGCTATTGCAAGAATGTAAACTAGCTTCATGCATACAACGCACTGCCCATTGACGGGAACGCTCTAACCGGCAACCGATGCACTGACCACAGGGAAGATTTACAACGTCAAAAGGTTGCGCAGGAGGTGCGCCAAAAACGATAGCTTTTTTGCCGTTCGACTTACATTGGCGCAACTGATACGCTGTTATTGGATGGTAACAAACCATTACAACCGGATACCGCCACGCATTGGCGGCGGAGCAGTATTAATAGCTTTAGTTTTATCAGCAGTAGCGGTAAAAAGACGCTTAGAACCTTTTCTTGTCATTTTTCTACGTTTCATTTAATCACCTCATTTACCAAACAAGAATTGACCAAGATATGTAGCGGCCGCACCAATAGCGACGCAAAGAGCACTAAACCATTTATTCATAGTATCACCTCAATTCTTTCTAGAACCAACATAACCGGAACCAGCACGCATACCAAAATTAGTAAAAGGATTCATCAAAGTTAAACCAAAACCGGTCTGATTTTGAATATTACCGGGCATCTGAGATAAATACTCATAACGTTGCTGGTCAGTAAGATTTTGCAACTTACGAGAAGCAGAATTGATATCAGTAATAATATCAAGTTTCTGCCAATAAGTAAGGTTAGAATGTTCGATAGCATCTTTAGCTTGCGCTTCTAAAGCCTTAATCTGTGCATTATTAACAGCCTTTTTGCTTTCAATTTCAGAAATTTGAGCAGAAGTTAAAGCAGATTCATTTTGCATATGGCTGAAAATAGAAGCAATTTGAGCATCATTAAGACGAACAAGCTCACGGCCTTGAATATCAACATAAGTTTTTTGAGCATCCTGCAAAGCCTTAGAAGAATTTTTTAAAGCAGTATCAGCTTTAATATTAGCAGTTTCGGCACCATAACGCTCACTAGCTTTAGAAACATCATTACCATAAATACCAGCACTAATAGCATTAGTACGTGCATTAGCGGCATTAGTCTGAGCTTCTTTCAAAGCAATATCAGCTTTAGTTTTTTCAATTTCGACATTAGCTTGACGAGTAAGGGCGGCGGTAATACTATTAGTAACACCAGCACCAACACCATTATCAGAAGTAGACGGAGCGGAACCCATACCGGCTATCTGACTATTAGTAGCAGATAATATGGGATTAAGTCCGGCGGCTTTTAAATCGCCAACTTCAAACTGATGAGCATTTTGCTGTTGATATGCCCAATTTTGACGCTGGAGAGCGGCTTGCTTTTTAGCGGAATTACCGCCAAAAGCAGAACCAATAAGACCACCGGCAAGACTACCGAAAACATCACCACGAATAGCAGACCATAATCCCATAGCAACACCTCAAATCAGACCAAAAGTACGCAAGACAACAATAATACACAGAGATACGATTGCAATAGTTGAGATTTGTAAGTCATTCAAAATAACACCTCCATTAATTAGAAATGGTCCATAAGACCGGGAACACCATAAACAGGCATAGGACGCACACATTGAAGATTAAACCACGCATCAAGAAGGAACTGAGGCTCTGACGGCACGGCAACAACTCTATCAACAGGCGGATTATCAACGATAAATTCCGGATTGAGCTTAGGCAAATTTTCAAATTTCTGTGCTAAGTGCCAACTATCAAGAGATTGTGCATAAGTAGAACGGAATTTACCGGTAATCTGACTAGGAGCATAACGATATTCGGCATATCTTTCCTGATAACCAAAAACACCATCGTCATCAGAAGTACCTTGGGCATAAATCTCTTTATTAAGTACGGCCTGCTCACCGAGGAAAGCAAACGTGGGCCAATACATATCGAATTTAGTAGAACGTGTCCACATCCTATTGACACCTTGTTGATAAGTCAAATCAGCTCTAACATTAACTAGACCAATAATCCAACCATGCTCGGTAAAACTCTTGCTAAATCCATTACCTCTACCATTAGTACCAACGGCAAAAGCAGAGAGGTTAGCTTGCGGCGAAACATCAGTAGTACCGGAAGTCTGAGGAATGACATTAACATCAATGCGATTAGAAGAACCTCCGAGATACTCCG